GTGGTTCAACTCGGTCGTCTTTACGCGGCTGCATTCGAAGTCGGCCGTAGTGGTCGTCCACACCCGCTGGCACGAGGACGACCTTATCGGGCGCCTTTGCGACCCCAATCACCCGGAACGGAACAAGGAATACGCAGGCATCGCCGACGATTGGGAATACATAAACATCCCGGCGGTGATCGAGGATCCCAAACTGGCCGAGGCCCTTGGCCTTACACTGGAAGTGCCGTCCGACAAGCGGATTGTCAGCCAGTTCGGCAACAAGCCGATGTCTGCATTGTGGCCGGACCGGAAGGGGTTGGACTTCCTGGCCGAAGCCAAGCGCATGGATCCCCGCACCTTCCAGGCGCTCTATATGGGCCAGCCGACCCGCGACGACGGCGAGTATTTCAAGTCGGAATGGATCGTCGAGTACGATCGCGAAGAACTGCCGGACATGGCGGACCTGAAAATTTACGGCGCGTCCGACCATGCGGTGAGCGTCAAGCAGGACCGCGACCCTACGGTCATAGGCTGCGTCGGCGTCGACAGTTACGACAATATTTGGGTCCTGCCGGACCTGATTTGGGACCGGATGCAAACGGATCGCACCGTTGAGGAACTGCTTTTGCAGTTCAAGATACACCGGCCGCAGCTTTGGTGGATGGAATCGGAGCTTATCAGCAAGTCGTTCGGCCCTTTCCTGCACAAGCGGATGCTGGAAGAGCGGATTTACACCACGATCGACACGGTGGTTCCGTCCAAGGACAAGCCGACCCGTGCCCGCGCCATACAGGGCCGCATGTCCATGAAGAAGGTCAAGTTCCCGCGGTTCGCGCCGTGGTTTCAGGACGCTCGTCGGGAGATGCTGCGGTTCCCCTACGGCGCGCATGACGACTTCGTGGACTGGCTAGCGCATATCGGCCAGGGGCTTCTCAAGGCCCGCGGCGCGCATTTCGCGCCGGCGAACGATCATGAGCCGCCGGTCGGCTCGATACAGTGGATCATGAAATCGGCGCTGAATCGCGCCCGACAGGAGCAGCGGCTGAAAGCCGTTGAAGGCTGGTGATGGCTGAGTACGAACAGGACGACGCTCTCGAAACGGATGCCCCGGAGCAGCCGGAGGCGAACGAGGGCCGCATCGCGCTGGTCAAGGAGTGGTGCGAGAGGATCCGGCTGGCCAAGGAGCACCGCAAGGAAACGTTCAAGGCGATGCGCCAGTCGCAGGATTTCGCAATGTACGGCGCTGACAAGAAGTGGCGCGAAGCGGGCAACTACACCGTGCCGATCCTGCCGCGGTACATCAATCAGTCCGTGTCCACGCTCTACGCTCGCAACCCCAAGACGATTTTCAAGCGCAGGCACCGCCTGAATTACCGGCTGTGGGATGGCCGGGAGGACACGCTCATGGCCGCGATGGAAGGCGCGGCGATGGGGGACGCGAACTCCATGGCGATCATCGAAGAAGTGCTGGCCGTCCGGCAGCAGAACCTCCAGCTCGACCGAATGGGCGAGACACTGCAGATTCTCTACCAGTACTACATCGACGAGCAGGCGTCGAACTTCAAGCAGCAACTGAAAGCGGCCGTCCGGCGCGCAAAGGTCTGCAAGGTCGCGTGGATCAAGCTCGGGTTTCAGCGGATACTTGAGCCGCGGCCGGAGAAGGTGGCCGAAATCGCCGATGTCTCCAGCAAGATCGCGAACATCGAAGCCGCCTTGGCCAAGATGGCCGAAGGTTCGGCCGAGTACGACGAGAACAGTGCCCAACTGGAGGAACTGCGGCTGAATCTGGCGGACCTCGAACGCGACCAGTTCCTGATCGCGCGCGAGGGACTGGTGTTCGACTTCCCCAAGGCCGACCAGATCATCGTCGACCCGAAATGCACGCATCTGAAATCGCTGTCGGGCGCTCGGTTTGTGGCGCATGAGTTCGAACTGACCCCGCAGGAAATCCTGAAGATTTACAAGGTCGACATCGGCACGAAATACACGGCCTACGACCAGGACGGGAGGACGAAGAAGGTCGAACCGGGCAAATCTTGCGCTCGCGTATACGAGGTGTGGGACAAGGAGAACTTGCAGACCTTCGTGGTGTGCGAGGGCTACAAGGATTTCCTCAAGGAGCCGGCGACGCCGGAGGTTTATATCGAACGATTCTGGCCGTTCTTCCCTATCGTGTTCAATGAAGTGGAGCACTACGACGAGATATATCCGCTTTCCGATGTTGAGCAGGCCAAGGACATTCAGGAGGAATACAACCGTTCCCGAGAGGCATTGCGGGAGCATCGTATTGCAGCCCGGCCCTATTGGGTCGAAGGCGTCGGCATGGACAAGGACGAGAAAGCCAAGTTGGCCCACCGGGCGGCGCACGAAGTCGTGTCTGTCCCGACGCTTGGCGTTGGCCAGAAGATTGACGAGTTGTTGCAGCGCGGCCCGACCGCGCCGATCGACCCGAACCTCTACGAAACCGAAATCCACTTCAACGACCTGCTGCGCGTGGTAGGGTATCAGGAGGCGCAGATCGGGGCCGTTTCCGGTGCCACCGCCACGGAAACGTCGATCGCGCAGCAGAGCCAGTCGGCTTCGCAGACCGACAATGTGGATGACATCGACGAGGTGCTGACCGAACTGGCCCGCGCATCCGGCCAGATACTTCTACAGCATGTCGACAAACAGACCGTGATCGAAATTGTCGGCGAGGGCGCGGTCTGGCCGGATTTGCCGGAGACGCGGGAATCCGTGGCCAGGGAAATCTATCTGGAGGCCGAGGCCGGAAGCACCGGACGGCCGAACCAGGCGGCCGAGCTGGCCAATACGGAGCGTGCGGCTCCGTGGCTGGTGCAGCTTCCGAACATCAATCCGAAGCCGATCATTCGCAAATACGCTGACCTGCTGAACATTCCGATGGACGAGATGTATGCGGACGGATTGCCGTCGATTACGGCGTTGAACGCCCTGATGGCCAAGTCGGGCACCAATCCCGGCGCGAACCCGACCGGCGATCCGCAGACGGATCCGAACGCGCAGGGCGTACAGGGGGCGCAGAACGCTCCCAATTCGCAGATCAACGAACCTGGAGCGCAACCTGCGTATGCGTCTGTGACCAACCCTGTCGCTTGACTTGTTTGTCGTATTATGAGAAGAAATTCCTACGACACGTACCGACGTGTCATTGGAGATTTTGACGTATGACCGTTTCGTCGACGGAAAGTGTCGATCCCGGCACTGACATCCAAGAACCGGACGTTACCACCGCGGACTCGTCCAACGCGAACGAAGGCGCAACGTCCATCTATGACGCGGTGAACGCGGCATTGAAGGGCAAGGAGGAATCGCCAGCCTCAGAGGAACCGGATCCGAATGATCCTGATTCTCAAGCTCCGACCGATGACGATGATGAACTCTCGGAAGAGGAACAGCAGCGTTTATCGGAACGTTCGCAGCGTCGCTTTCGCGACCTGGTGGAGCGCCGCAAGGCCGCTGAAAGCCAAGTAGCTGAGATCCAGCAGGAACTCGAAGCTATCCGGCCGAAAGCGGAGCGGATGGATGAGTTGCTTGGGTACATGCAGGCGAACAATATCCCGCCTGACCACCTGAACAACGCCCTGAGCATCACGGCGATGATCAACAAGGGCAATTATGCATCCGCGATTCCTGTGCTGGAGAGCCTGCTCTTGCAGGTGAAATCAGCCGCTGGCGAAGTGCTCCCCCCGGACCTCCAGAGGGAGGTGGAACTCGGTTACATCACCGAGAACCGAGCGAAGGAACTGCACAAGTCGCGTCTCGCCGGCGAGCGGGCGCAGCAGAGTGCGGAAGAGCAGCGGCGCCAGTTCGAGGCCGAAAGGCAGCGGGCTGAGGTTTCCACCCTGGTCGAAACCGCGACCAGGGCGGGCGATGCGTGGAGCGCGGAAAAGGCGAAGTCGGATCCAGATTGGAACCTGAAGCGCGATCGCGTGCAGGAGAAGGTCGAACTGGAACTTCGTCGCCTTGGCCCTGAAGGCTACCCCCGTTCCGCGGAAGCTGTACGGCAGGTGCTGGAACAGGCCCTTGAAAAGGTTGAGGCGGAAATCCGCCGATACAGGCCGGCGCCGAAGCAGATCGACTCATCTCCCACAGGCGGAAGTGCTTCGCCCCGTTCGGCGGCGCAGCCCAAGTCCCTGATGGAAGCAGTGGATATGGCCCTCGCCAAGAGCGGGTAGTCCTTGAAGGATTACCAAAATGCCTTTCACCGTTCAGGAAGTTGAGAACATCGCGCAGGCGGTGCTCGATTACCACATGGACACTCCGCAGGTCCGCAGCCAGACGCTGCAGGACAAGCCCCTCCTGAAGGCCATGCGCGCCAAGGAGACGGAGTTCCCCGGCGGCAAGGATGACATCACCGTCCGCGTCAAGGGCCAGTACACGACTACCATCCAGGGCTTCGAGCACGACGATACGGTCACGTACAGCAACCCGGCCAACATCAAGACGGCTCGTTATCCGTGGAAGCTCATCCATTCGGGCATCCAGATGACGATGCACGAACTGCTGAAGGCTGGCATCTCCATCACCGATTCCACCAACGGAACCGGGGAAACCCGCCACTCCGAGAATGAGAAGATCGTCCTCGTCGACCTTCTCAAGGACAAGGTGGAGGACATGCTGGAGGGTACTGACCGCGGCATGAACGAGATGTTCTGGAAGGATGGCACCCAGGACGCAAAGGTCGTGCCGGGCATCCAGTCCATCATTCTCGACGACCCCACCTCGGCAACCATCGTGGCCGGCATAGATCAGTCCGCGAACGCTTGGTGGCGCAATCGGTACGCGCTCAACATTAACGCTACCTCGCCGGGCGATCAGGTGCTTGTCTCCAAGCTCCAGAGCGAGTGGCGTCAGCTTCGCCGTTACGGCGGACGCCCCGACCTGGTGCTGTGCGGCTCCGACTTCATCGAAGCGATGGAGAAGGAACTGCGCGCCAAGGGCAACTACACTATGGAAGGCTGGACTTCGCAGAAGGCGACCGATGCGTCGATCGCGGACATCAGCTTCAAGGGCGTGAAGTTCCAGTACGATCCGACGCTGGATGACATG